TCTTACTGAGTACCTGACGGTTCAAGTAATACTTAGAACCAGGCAAAGCTCCCGAAGGAGTAGCGTCTTGCATATCAAGCAAATCATCAGCCGTGATATCGTTCACACCTTTACCCGCGCCCATTTCAACTTTATTGATATCGGCGTTGTTAAAGATACCTGTCCATGGAGTACCGACACCCATCAAGAACTGGAAGTCTTCTTCTTTAGCAATGGCTTCCTGGAACAACTCGGCCACAAGCTGAGTCAAATTGATGTTGCCGTCTTCTAAAATTTCTTCCGTGAACGGAATAATAGCAGCTAACTTTTTAAGAACCTGAGTGATCAAACCAAAACCTGGTTGACTTGAAACCTTAGCACCTTTTTCGTCTGTCCAAGTCACAATAATACCGGCACCCAAAGTAGGAATACGGCGTGAATTACCCGGTCCAGAGAACGGCAAGTAACGCATATTGCGTCGTGCTGTTCCAAATTGTGTTTGCGCAATGCGTAACACTTCGGCCATCAATTCTTCAGGAATCAAATAACCGGCTTTTGAATCGTCGCCATCAACGGCGGTCGATAAAGCTTTCTCATGATTTTTCAAGGCTGAGAAATCCTTGTGCATAAGAGCCTTCAAAAATTCTCGAGTTTCGAGCTTGTTTGGATCCTTGTCCTTTTTGTCTGACTCAATAGCAACTTCACGGCTGGCTTTCGCCTTATTAATAAACTTGTCTACCATGATTTCGGCAAGTTTTTCGAACTTCTTTTCGACATTCTTATTAATGCCGGAGTTGACGGCTTTCTGCACTAAAGTGCGTAAAGCTTTTTCGTCGAGGTCTTCATCTTTATTCTTTTCTTTTTCCTCGTCGTCATCTTCTTCTTCTTCCTCATCCTCATCTTCATCGGCCGCTTCATCAGCGTCGATTTCCTTTTTATACTTAGACTTTTGAGTCTCAGATAACAAGGAAATGTTGGACGTTAGTAAACCTTTTTCCTCATCGGTCAAAGATTTCAATCCGCCCTTCATGAACTTAGCGATAATTTTTGTTAAATCCATATCGTTGTTTAGTTTATAGGGTCTTCTTATCTCTAAGAAGTTTACGAACAACCGCATTAATTTTGCGGTTATGTCCTTGAAGACTGCCCGTCGCGTTCGGGGTTTCGACCTTGTTATTCTTGGCGCGAGTATCCGCCCTTAATTTTATATTTTTTTTAATACCTTCCTCAATCTTTTTTTCAAAATCTTTAGTCATTTTTTCAACTAATACTTTTTGCTGACGTGCCCGTACTTCCTCTTGCAATTTTTCAATTGGTGAAACATCAAGTCCCTTGCTCTTGGCCAAAGCCAAAGCGTTACCGGGAACATTCACTAAAGATAATTCATACAAAACATTTTCTTTCAAAATTACTTGATCGTTTTCTTGATTAAATTCTATTAACAAGTTATCAAAGCCGACTGAGACCGCTCTCATATATCGTCCGGCATAAAGCTTAAAGAGTGTCATAGCGAAATCGTATTCCTCCGCGGCGAACTTAACCGTACCTTCAAGCAATCCGTTAACAATCTCAATACGTGTTACCTGTCCAACAGCCGGTTGGTAATGATCGTGAACGAATAAGACAACAGGATTAATTTGAAACTCCTCTAGTTTCCAACCTGACTGGTCGATAATTTCACCTTGTCGATCAACATCAGGCGTTGAGAAAATAAAATCAATCTCGTAAGTCGATTCATTTACTGATTTTACTTTCGCGCTAAGACCTTTTTTGATAAGCTCTTTCATATTTTTTAGTATAGCATAAGTTATTGCTCGGGAGCAAAAGCCGGACCGAGTACGCATCGGCAATTTGGTTCTTGCGGATACATAAGACCATTTGAGAACGGACTTTCAACCGGAACAATCTCGCCACCTACTCCCATTTCGTTAGAGTGCTCATCTCGTACTCTATCATCACCGGCATTGATCCATTCTTTGTGCGTTGCCACGTCCGATTGCTTATATGCTTCGATAAATCCTTCATTGTTTGCCGCCGTTGATTCTGTTCGCGCAATTAAATCAGCACGCCAGGTCGGAAACTCTTTATACACTTCGGCAATCTTATCTGAAATTTGCGCCATGCCTTCACTATCACCAATCGCCTGAGCTAATACATTAGTTATTCTCTGACGCGTTGTTTTAGTAACACCTAAGCCGTATTGCTTAGCACGTTTTAAGATTGCTTTTCTAATTGCTTCACTAACCTGAAAACCATCATCTTTAGCATGACTAATTAACATGGCAATCGCTTCGTTACCAGCCATACGTAAAAACTCCTCATAAAACTTTGAGTGAAACTCCGCACTCTTAACGGCCTGGTCTTTATAGAAACTCTTAATCACTTCTTTCATACCTTGACTTAATGACTTTGTTTTGCTTTTAATATTTTGTTTAATGACATCGGTAAAAGCGATTCGTTCTTTTTCGGCGAAGTTATTAATCTCACCCTTAAAGCGTTCGGCTCGTTGCTCTATCTGAGAATTTACCACCTTGATATAACGCGTGCGTAATTCAAGGTCTTTTAGAATCGAACCTTTGCGGCGAGTATCATCCTTTGTTTTTTTATTCTTAACTCTCTTTGTTTCTTCATCTTTCTGATAATCAGCCATCAACATTTTCTTAACTTCCTCTTTCACAATAAACTTCTGCAATAGGGTCTGACGTCCTCTAAACATTTTAACTCTTACGGCGCGACGTTCGTTATCTTTTCTATGTTCCCATTCAGTTAATAATTTCATTTTCTGTTGATCACTTAATCCGCCCATTGATGTGACGTTAAATGGTAAGTATAAATCCCAACCACCATCAACCGGCGGCAAGTTTTCTTTCTGACGAACCTCGTTGATTAAAAGCCAACCATTCTTAATGCCGTTATCATAAACAAGTAAGGTCTGCTCTCTATTCTCAGGCGTTGGATCAGGGAAGTTAACAAATAATTCTTCACCAAAATCAGGAATAACAAGCATCTCGTTAATAACGTCGAAGATGTGTTCGGCAAACGGCCTAATATTTTCCGATAAGAAAATATACATGCCTGTTTCAGCGTTCGCTCGATTGACATCATCACTGACGGCCACCACTGACTTAGGAGTATTAAAGGCCACAAAGATATCATCTCGTGTGCCCTTAAGAGATTCGATATAGTCCATCTCTCTTTGCGTGATTGAAATTTGCTGATACTGAATACCACCTTCGAGAATCCCGACACGTCCATTCTTACCTTTGCCTTTATGACGCAATTCAAACGACTGCCTCATTTCTTCGCGTTCTTCATCGGTTAATGTTTCAGTTGAAACTAACACGGCGTCAGGCCTGGCACTATTCAAAAAGAAATCTCTCTGATAGGCCGTCATGTATTCTTCGGTCTCAATGCGTGAGTGCGCCGAGGCTATCGGACTTGTGCCGTAGTGTTGTTCGATTGGTGAGGGCATGCGGAAGTGAACAATATCATCTGGTGCGATGTGTCGTACTCCACTTGATCCCGCATTAAAATCATACCCCGCAATAAACAATTTAGGGTCTTTGATAATGGTCATGTAGTCCGGACGCAAGTTCCATAACTCAATGACCTGTCCGCGTGAATCTCTAATCTTATACCAGAACGCATCACCGCAGGCCTTTAAGTTAATCGCCATAATCTTAAAGAACTCGGTCTTTGTTTGAAACGGATTCGGCTTATACAAAAGGTCGATAAGCGGATGCATAACGACCTGTTCCGTGTCACCACGGCTATTGTTTATTCTATATAAATTAATATCAAGCGACGCTGTTTTTTGCGATATCTTATCAAGACAAGCCGAAGCATACAATGATTTTTCATACTGCTCGAGCATGCGTGTCTTGCTCCATCGTCCGCCTGTTAGTTTTCGTAACAAATCAAGTCCGCCCCATTCCGTATCGTAAGGGTCAATCGGGTCGATTAAAGAAGCCATCTTTGTTATTGACTGTTTAAGAAAACGTAATCCTTTGGAATACCATGACATATAAATTTATTATAGCACTTTATTATTAAAATGTAACACGAACTCTTGGTCGCTTTGTTAACTGCAGCGCAATCGATCCGGCAAATACTCTGTCATCATGTTTCCCGGTCGGATGTTCAGGTCTGTTAGACGGTCCGTAGGCCATATCTTTCGCTTCATTTTCCGCTTCGGGATACGTCTCAATAACTTCCTCTTTACGATAGGCTTCTTCCAGGTCGGTTATCATAACCGGTCTGCTTGTACCCGTAGTGTTCCACTCCACGTAATTAATCCCCAATCGTTTTGCCTGCCGACAATGCGCCACTCCAACGCCTTGCTTTTCAATACCGATTTTAATTTTGAATTGGTCGGTTATCTTTTTAACTCGTGCCCAGAATTCATCGATTGGTTCATTAGAAACAATCTCATAAATAAAGGTGCCCTTACCTGTCTGAGTATTCATATCCAATACTCTAAAGGCATGAGCGTCACCGGTTAAGGTACCTTCGGCGCCATCCACTCCCGCGTAAAAATTCTTTGCTCTAAATTCTTGCTTGGCCTTATCATCCATACCTTGTTTAATAAACCAGTTCTCAATATCATCCAACGGAATACGCTTTGAGACATCCGTCGTGATTTGTGAAAATACTGTACGACCGGACTGTAAGAAACAAGAAACATCATCCTCCGGGTACTCCTGCCAAAACAGTTGTCCTTTATCCCATATCTTATAACGGCGCCATTTAATTTGTCCCGGGGTTAACTGTATTTTATATTCATCTAAGACACGGGCTATCAATCTCTTTTCTTCTTCAGTATAGAGCGTTATTAATTTCTCGTTATTGATTTCAAAGAGTTCCTGAACGGACGCCGACAACCCCTGCTTTTCATCCTCAGTCATAAACTCTGCTGAATATTCCTCATTAAAAAACCAGGGAATAAAAATCGTCGTATACGCGGACTGTCCTTTCTTGGCCTTCTGCCACATATCATAGAACTGCCCTCGTCCGTTAGGCGTGGTCTCGATATCAATCTGACCATACTCGGCCGCTTCGGCCACACCTGCTAATATCTTTTCCAAGTCGTCATAAAAATCAGCCTCTGATAAATGCGCTCTATCTACCGTATCACCACGGCCGGCGGCCTTCTGTCCTGCTGTTCCTATAAAATACGAACTTCCAGGATCAGAGAATGTTATTTCCTGCTTAGAATCAATCATCAAGGCAGGTTTCACTTTCATGTTATTTATAAAATATCTAACCGCGGCAAAGAGACGTTTAGTCGCTTCTTTTTCATGCGAGATAACAATAGCGTTAGTCGGCTTGCGTACGCAGTCAATAAGCATGTCAGCGCCGATTA